TGCAAGCAGCAGCAATACTTTCTTTTGGATTGAACGCGCACTAATCAAACTACCATTCAATGGTGTAAAAGGTAACCCAGAAGCTAAACGTGTAGAAGTACAAGTTCCTTGTATGGAAATGTATGGTGATGCTTGCCCTATCCTAGCAGAAGTCCGCCCATGGTATAAAGATGAATCACTAAAAGAAATGGCAAATAAGTATTGGAAAAAGCGTTCATATCTATTCCAAGGGTTTGTTCGCCAGAATCCAATTGGTGATGATAAAGTTCCTGCTAATCCAATTCGCAGATTTATTATTTCCCCACAAATCTTTACTATCATCAAGTCAAGTTTGATGGACCCTGAAATGGAAGAACTACCAACTGACTATATGCGTGGTCTTGATTTTAACATCAAAAAGAGTAAAAAAGGTGACTACGCCGATTATTCAACTAGCACTTGGGCTCGCAAAGAATCAGCACTAACACAAGTTGAACAAGCTGCTATTGAAGCACATGGTCTATTCAATCTAGCTGATTTTCTACCCAAGAAGCCTGGTGAAGCAGAAATGCGTATCATCAAGGAAATGTTTGAAGCAAGTGTGGATGGACAAGCTTATGACGTAGAGCGTTGGGGATCATACTACAGACCGTTTGGTATTGAAGCACCAGCTGGATCTCAACCAGCTACACAATCTGTTGAAACTGCTCAACCAGCAAGTGTCGCTTCATCAGCACCAGAAACTCAAGATGATGAGCCAGCTGAAGCTACACAACCTATCACAGTTCCAAAAACAACATCAAGTGACAAGGCTACGGACATTCTTGCAATGATTCGTGCCCGTCAGACAAAGACTGCTTAAAGGCACGAGGGAGTGTAGAAATACACTCCCTACCTTAGGAGAATACCATGACCATTCCACATGAAAGATATCGTGCCATCAAGCAAAGTAGAAAGTTTTTAGAAGAACTATGCGACCCCGGTAGAACTCCCAGAGTACCAGGAGCAGTTAGGGATAAAGCCCGAACACTACTTAGGCACTATCCGGGAGATTGGGAACTAGACCAAATCACAGAAAAAGCACCCGACTTACTTGATAATAAATCTGTTTCTGATAAAATATACAATACATAAACAGGAAAAATAATGACGAAGCCATTTGATGTTTCAAAATTTAGGAAGGAAATTACTAAGTCTATTGAAGGACTTAGTATCGGATTTAACGACCCTACAGACTGGGTCAGTACAGGAAATTATGCTCTCAACTATCTCATCAGCGGTGATTTTAATAAAGGCGTTCCTCTTGGTAAAGTTACTGTCTTTGCCGGAGAATCAGGATCAGGAAAATCATTCATCTGCTCGGGAAATTTAGTCAGGCATGCACAGCAACAGGGTATTTTTGTTGTTTTGGTTGACAGTGAAAATGCGCTAGATGAATCGTGGTTACATGCACTAGGTGTATCTACAGACGAAGATAAATTGTTAAAGTTAAATATGGCCATGATTGATGATGTGGCTAAAACGATTAGCAAGTTTATGGTTGACTACAAAACACTGCCCGCAGATGATAAACCAAAAGTTCTATTCGTAATTGATTCGCTTGGTATGTTACTAACACCAACCGATGTAAATCAATTTGATGCGGGTGATATGAAAGGTGACATGGGTCGCAAGCCCAAAGCACTTACCGCGCTAGTTCGCAACTGTGTGAATATGTTTGGTAATCATAATGTAGGACTTGTAGCTACTAATCATACATATGCAAGTCAGGATATGTTTGACCCAGATGATAAAATCTCAGGTGGTCAAGGATTCGTGTATGCTAGTTCAATTGTAGTTGCTATGAAAAAACTCAAGCTTAAAGAAGATGAGGATGGCAATAAGATTAGTGAAGTTCGTGGTATTCGTAGTGCATGTAAGATTATGAAAACACGATATGCTAAACCATTTGAAAGTGTTCAAGTTAAAATTCCATATGAAACAGGAATGAGTCCTTACAGTGGATTACTAGACTTGTTTGAAAAGTCAGGCATTCTAGCTAAAGAAGGTAACAGACTTGCTTATACTACCATCGATGGAGAAATTATTAAATTCTTCCGCAAAGGTTGGGAAGCTAATGAAAACGGTTGCTTAGATAAAGTAATGGCTGAATTTCAGCAAAAAGGCAAAGCTAGTATAAGTACTCAAGAAGTTCAAGAAACCACTGAATAAAGGAGTTAGTATGAATTTAGACTTAGTAGCAGAAGTTTGGGACGCATTAAAAAGTCACATTCACAGCACCTATGATATCGAAGCCGCAGCAGATACACTTGTCAATTTACTAATTGATAACAATTGTGAAGCAGAAGATATTAAAGACACCTTTAAAGGTGATAGAATGATTATGTCTGCGCTAAAAGCATACATTGACCAACATGATGCTGAAGATGAAGATGATGATGAAGAGTTTTATGATGCTGATGAAGATGATGAGTGGTAACCAATGAACTGGTACACTAGAGTATCACAAGATTTATCAGTTATACCTGACTTTATCACTCATTATGAAGCTGAGTTAGAGTCTGCCAGACAAGATGTCAGGGTTAGAGGCAATGTAGAAAAGAACATTGCTTCTTTACCCGGCATTACCGAGATGAGATTTAATCAGCTACAAGAATTAGAAGCGGTGTTAAACTTTTTGAATATCCAACTTAGGAAAATTCGCAGAAAACACTTTCAAAAATATTTAGAAGCGTATAACAGGGCGCTAACTTCCAGAGACGCAGAAAAATATGTAGATGGTGAGGATGAAGTTATCCAATTTGAAATTCTTATCAATGAATTGGCCCTAATGAGAAATAAATGGTTAGGAATTTTAAAGGGTTTGGACAGCAAAAATTACATGTTAGGGCATGTGGTAAAGCTACGAACCGCAGGAATGGAAGATATCGTTATCAGCTAAGTGGGTAATTTTTCACTTGCTTATATCCACTCACAAGTGTATAATGATTGAATCATAAACTAACTTATTTAGGTAAATATGTCCTCACAATCTTCAAGGTCAACGGCAACCTCACTGTTGGGTCAGCTACTCAAGCAAAAACTTATCTCACCTGATTTATGTGGGTTGCCCGATAAGCCTACTGCAAATAATTTTGTAGCAGATCCACTTGCCCAAAGTGTCGCTATGTATTTAAATAAGCAAAATGGGTATAAGATTGGTGGGTTAAGGGGTAGTTTAGGCCCTATCAAGGAACAGGCAGCAGAAAAACTTATTACTGATGATGATCATCAAATAGCTGGACAAATTCGTGATTACTACAGCAAAAAAATCATGATGTGGAATCTTCTAGGCCACCCTCTTACTAATTTTAGACAAGACCTAAGTGCATTCATTCACCTTAATGATTTTTCAGAGGTCCCAGATAGAATGTTGCCTCTTATCTACAAGTTGCCCGAATTTTATTTCCAAGATATTAAACTTGAAGATGTTCTTTGGAAATGTGTTAAATTTAATGGCGCTGCGATTGGTGAAAGAAACGGTGTTAAAAAACTTACCTACCTAGATTCTATTACTAAGAAGTCAAAATCCAAATTATTAGCTACAACAGAATATTGGTTTCACGATGAAAATAAGTACCCAGTGCTTATTAGACTACAACAAAATCCTCTATCTCAGTTTTGGGAAAAGATTATCCAAGACCATTATGAAGAAAACAAACCTCTAACTATGCATGCCAAAAGCTATGGCACTTGTAAGTATCGAGGAGAAATCAATGTGATTATTCCCGAATCTTACCATCTAGAATTAAAACTATAATGGATCGGGACAGAAAAATAATCGTATGGTACAACCAAGCACTAAATATGTGGACAGCTATGTACAATGACGATAAGAAGTATCGCGTGGGCATAGTTGGATATGGTACAAATAAATCAAGCGCAGTAGATGATTTAAAATACCAAAACACAGAAATTAAAAATACAGGAAATTAAATGGCAAGGCTTAAAAAAGCAACTACTAATAGTACTGCAATGAAGCACGACCAACTAACCATTGTTTCTGTGTTTGGTCACACCGATGGTTCTTTGGTCATTCCTGCTATACTAAAAAGTATGGAAGAATTGCCAGGTAGTCGAGGCCTTCTTTTATCTATTGAAAAACCAAAAAATCTTCCCCCTGAAATTGAATGGAAACAAATTCATAATTTGAATTATAAACAGTACACTCTTTTTATGATGCATTCTTTATATGCATTTATCGAAACTGACTATTGTTTGACTGTACAAGAAGATGGCTGGGTGCTGAACGGTAATAATCTTACTGAAAAATATTACGAATACGATTATATTGGTCCGATCACACATTGCGCTATGAAAATGGATGACACTCTGAATACATTAAAACATTTGTTTTTACAGTTTCATTGGTGTGGTAAAGCAGATTCAACTACCTTTGTAATACAAAACGGTGGATTCTCACTTAGAAGTAAAAGATTTTTAGAAGCTTGCAATGTGCATGGAATCACTCATACTACTGATCTTGGACTAAAAATAACAGGTGCAAACGGCAGAGAAGAGTTATGGACTCCTATCTGGAACGAAGATGTACAACTAAGTGGCATGCTTAGGCCAAAGTTGATGAGATGCGGTTATAAATATGCATCCACTGAAGTTGCAATGGAGTTTGGAGTAGAATACTTACATACTGAGCTACACAAAACTATGGATTTTGATACCATTGTGGGGCATCATGCTAAGTCTAGAGTGCTGCTGGCTAATAATGTTGTAAGACTTCCTAAAAATGCAGGCAATTTAGGAATGATGGAAAAACGATTCTTAGAATGGATGCGTGACAAAAAAGGATACAAGTTTGAAATAGATTCAGATTGGCAAAGTAAATTTGGAATAGACGCTGGCTCCAAGGGTTAAGAAAAATAAAAGGTTGACAATAAATACAGGTAAGTATATGATACGAGAAATAAATTTTTTCTATATCAGGAGCTTACTACATGCACCCTTGGTCCCATCTACC